GTATGGCCGATTATTCAAAACGGGGTGGTAGGCTACCCACGTAAAGAGATTCTTGAAGCAGCAGGGTATAGCAGCAGTAGTGGCACCATTCATGTAATGCGCAAGCGACATCCGCAGGAACACTTCCAACTGTGTCGGGTGGCCTGCCTCTCTCCCCGCTTTGCAAAGCTTCGGTACGAGTCGGGCAAGGTGCGCCAACTGGCCCTTGAGTTTTACAGCTCGGTAAGAGCAGAAAAGAAAGGAGGGAAATAGTATGGTACGCTTTGAAGAAAACAAGCTAATCATAGAGATTAACAGTCCCGACCCAATTGATGAATGGATGCAGTTACAGACAGAGATATACAACCTGCTCAGGCATCAGCACGAAGAATCGACCCTCCAGTTTAATTGGATATTCTTATTCCTCAACGAGCTTCAACCGGCTTATGAGTGTGCAATGAGAATGAACGAAGAGTAACAGAAAGCCCCGGGGATTCCGGGGCTTTCTTTGTATTACGGCGGATAGGAATCCACCGCACCTATTCCCTAATCTTACACGTAAAGCTCACAAACGTAACCATCCAGCCTTTCCACCGGTGGTAATGCTGCCACTCCACATGCTTTAACCGTGTGGCAACCTGTGCACCCCACACAGGTACAAGTCCGTTTAAATTGTCTTTAATCTGCGTTGCAATTTCTTCGTTTTGTTGAATGGCGATATCGGGTACAGCAGTATCGTGCCGGCTTATTACCTTGCTTGTTACATGCACACGTATCAATACTTCGCCTTCGCTCAGGGTCTTGCTTATCTTATCCATCTCCAGAGGGTCGGGAAACTCCACAAATGCCACCGGGTGCGTGTGTATGGTGCCTTCGTACTGAGCATTGTACCACTGAACATCTTCCAGTTCCGGTATCTTTTTCAGCTCTGCCTCTATTGCTTTATAAATCGGGAAATACATAGCTTATTTGTTTAAGATTTTGTCCATCAGTTTGTCCACCTTCTTACCTATCATATCATCCAGCTTGCCGCTCTCGCCAATCATCTGCCGCTCGGGCATGGTAAAGCCACTGCCTCGCCCTGCCTTGCCGCCTTCGTTGTGTACTTCGGAATATGGGCGGGTGTTTTCAAAAATCACTTTGCCTGGCTTGGCCTTACTGTCCTGATCCCACGCCCGCCGCAAGTGGCCCCGGTCAACCAGTATGCTGCGGCCCTGCCTGCGCTTCTCTTTTTTGCTCTTTGGCGGCTTGCGGCTCTTCCACTTTTTCACACCCGAGCCTGTCTGGAAACCCTGCTGTGCAAAGTTGTCGCTGATGAATTGAAGTCCCTCACGCTTCACAACTCTCGGGAGATCTCTTTCAATCAGCTTTTCCATATCGCTTTGCACCTGTCGCAGCTTTGGTTGCAGTTTCTTTGCCATATCATATCAGTTTTATTGAGTCAAATACCAGCGTTCCCTGCACACTTTCAAAGGCTTTAATCACAAAGTTGATGCCTGCATCGGTGCCTGTCCAGGTGTGAATATTGCCACTCACGGAGTGTACACCTGCTTTTATCAGCTGTTGCACGTTCTCGCTGTTGTGAAGCAATGCCAGGGCTTTGGTTCCTTTCTCGGCTGCGTTAATCTTTGCAGTTCTTTCGATGCCCGATTTTTCGAAGCTTACCTTCAGCTTACCACTTCGCACGAAGCGGTTACGGAGTTCGGTATGTGCCTGGCGAATCATCACATCTTTAATCAGCTCATCGGCCATGCCTTTTACCTGGTTGGCTTCGGTTACCGGCACATCGTAATAACCTGCACTGTCGCTGAAGAGCTTACCTGTTTTGCCGGGGTTGTGGTCAAATCCGCTGCCCGGTTCCACGTCGGTGGTGCCTTTGGCAGGCTTATCGGTTTGCACCACATCACATCGGCAACCCCAGTCAAGTGGCGGGTAGTGCCCATCCCAAAACGGATCATCAATGGGGCGAATGGTGCCGTTGAGTTTTGCATGACTGCTCCTGGTCTGGCTGTCCATTACGGCCACATACTCAAGATTGGGGTATAAGTCCTGGTCGGCTTTAAACCCGTTCCACTTCTTTGCCATCTCTGCCGAGCTCAGTGCCTGGTTGTGTTCTGTTGTCAGCCAGTTCTTGTTGTACTTCTCGGCTATTGGACCGGCAGCCTGCTTGAACTTACTGAACGATCGTACCTCGCCGTTTTCGTCAACCAGCAATGATACCAGTTCTTTCTGCTCCTGGTGGTTCTTGAATGCGGCAAATACCCCGGCGTTGTGAGTAAGCTGTTCGTTCAATGCCCAATCGCGGCTGTTGTAGGTAGTACTTACCAGACTGCCCATTTTTTCCGACACCGCTCCGGCCAGTTCCCGGTAGTTGCGTTCCCATATCTCCCGGTCAATTCCTTCCTGTCCCTGGTGTATGCGTTTCAGATACCCGCTGAATTCATCGCCGTTCTCACTTACCAGGGTAAGTCCTGTGAGACGGCTCTGCGCTTTTTTACAGGGCCGCGCGCCTGTGGTTGACCGGGCTGTGCCGGTGGCTCCGGTTCCTTCGGGTCGGGTGCCGGCTTGCGCTCCAGGTCGGTGAATTTAATCTTACACCCATCGAGCGAATAACCGTGATATACCAGGAAAGGAATCAGCTTGTTGTTGACCACGTTGGTGCAACGTCTCAGCCTTGCCGCATGGAAGTCGTTGAGAATGCGCTCATGCACTTCGGCACTTCCTACAAAAGACTTCTCATCACTTGAGCCTGTCTGCCCGTTGATGCACTTCGATATCTGCTCATCGCAATACTGGGAGTTCTCCAGATAGATTTTGTAAAAATCGGTGTTCTGAGCCTGCTTAATCTCAATCTCATCGTCATGGTCGGTAATTACATAACCATTGGCGGCGAAGTTGGCGGCCATGCTTTCAATGCGATCAAGCTCTGCTTTATCGGTAGTGTCTGTCTTGATGCTCAGGTATGGCATTCCGTACTTTTCAGATGCCTGCGACCAATCGCTCCTTGCAAAGTTTTTCCAGATAACCTCACGGGCTATCAGTTCAAGACTGCCCAGCTTTTCGGCACTGCCCAGCTCTATGAAAAAGAAGTCTTCGGGCTTGAGGGTTCCCTCCTCATTGCTGTAAGGGATGTTGTTGCCGGGCGCATCGCTGTCGAAGCAGATAGCCTTTTTAAACGGCAATACGTTGCGGCGTGGGAATGTAATCATATCAACGAACTCTCCCTCATCGTTAATGTCGCCAGCCTCCACAAGGGTATAACCCCACATCTCGCTGTCCAGGACAATGCTCAAAAACTTTTCGAACCACTCACGGCGCAGCAGTTCTGTTGCCTGCTCGTCTTCGCTGCCGTTGCGGGTAAGCACAAAAGGGCTGCTTGTTACTTTATTCCTGGCAATCTCCAGCTGAGCATGAACATGACTATCGCGCACAGAATTCTCATAGATGCCAATCAGGTCTATGCGGTCAGGGTTATCGGCATCCAGTGCATTCTCAATTGCCTGGCGGAGTGTTTTCATCTCCATTTTAATCCGGTCGGGGCTCTTCTTCTGTGCCTTCCGGCTGTGGCGTGTACCCTTTTCTGGGGTATTGTCCTGGGCTTTGAAGCCCTTCAATAAGTTGCTTAATTTCATGAGAAGTAAGGATTATGTGTTCGTGGATTGTTACTGCCCATTCGTATAGATGTGGCTGTCTCGCCATCGGCAGTAGTGTTTCTTTGCAGGCTGCATCCGTAACGTCCGCCAGCTATCTTATCAAGTTCCTTCAGGGTGTCGTCGTAATCTTTAATCACCCTTTCGGGAATCTCTTCGTCGGGCACCCGTGCATATATGTAATAGAGTGAAAGGCTAATCATCCAGCGCATGAGACTCCTGTCTCTTTCGTCTCCTGTAAAGGCCAGTTCGGCCTGCACGTTGTACTTATCGCTCAGGCGGTCGGTAATGAGTGCGCCTGCATCTTTTTCGGCATCGTTCAACAGCTCATCATCGCCACCTGTAATCTGGTCAATGATGGATGTGGAAACCCGCGTTGCGTAATCTTCCTTCAGAATAAAGTCCATATCAATCCCTCCTTGAATTATTGCGTTTGTAACCACCGCTGCGGGCACCCGATGCAGGGCCTTTGCGGCTGTGCTTTTTGTTGAGCATAAAGTGAGCACCTTCCACACTGTCGGGGCCATCGTCGTGGTCGGCATCGGGGAATGCCAGGAACTGCTCACGCAGTATCTGCATGTCGGGTTCCTGCTTCAGTTCCATGTTGAAGCGCAAAACGTGCTGTTCGGTAAGTGGTGAAAGGTTTTCGATGCGTCCCTCTTTGTCGGGCTTCTTGCGGCGGTCGCCACGTATGGGCAGATAATTCCCTCCACGCTTGTCGCCTTCTTTATAATACTCTTCAATAAGTGTGTCCTGGATAAAGTTGGCTTCCATGTAATGGCGGCAATTGACATTCTGCGGAAGCTTATCGGCTATGTTGTAATGTCCTCGAACCATCTCGCCCGTGGTACACTGACGACAAAACACATCAATAACATCGAAGTACCTGCCAATGCGACCGACCAGAACAATAGACTTGTAGTCGTTCTTTTTGGTACCCTTGAAAGAAGGGTCGTTGTAAGTTACCAGCTTATCGTAAGTCGAGAGGTCGGGCAGCTGTGCCCATATCAGATCGTCTTCCTGGAATATGCGGCCAATAACCATGTGCTGATGAAAGAACTCCCGAAGACCAAGCCGCCACCCCATGCGGGTCATCTTCTTAAGAATCATCTCACTGGTGTAGCGTTCTTTCCATGCGGGGCGGCCCGATGTGCTCAGGTCTTTTTGGTGGCGGTTGTTCTCAAGTGCATATACTTTAATATGAACGATGCCCTGACGTTTGGGATCTTCCGGTTCTACATCGCCTACCAGTTTAGCCAGGATGCTGGCCCGGTGAATACGGTTCCCTGCAATAATCAACCGGCTGCCTGTGTTGGGCATGGCTCCGTAGAAATCTCCCAGTACCCAGTCCACAATTTCATTTACCCTGGCTTCGTTCTTAACTATCTGAGCATCGTCAATATCATCAACCACTCCGTAATTGGGTCGCTTGTCGCTTTTGCGGGTACCACGGGGCGACTGTCCACGGCCAAAGGCCCAAAATCCCACACCATCTACAGTAGTAAAGTGACCATCCTGCCAGTTTCCCAGGCTAAACTGCTCGCCAAAGTCGGCAATAAAACGTTTGTTCAGCATCAACTCTGCCTGAACATCGCCCAGCAACCCTTTTGCTTTCTCGTTGTTGGCACTGGCAATCATCATTCCTGTAAGCTCGTTGCGTGCTTTCAGGAACATGGGGATCATGATATCAGCAAAGACAGACTTTGCATGTTCGCGGGGCCACTCAAGTACGGCAAAAAGGTCGGGGTTGTCCTGGATTTCCTTACCGGCTTTTTTGTGAAACCATGCAAAATCAGAATCCATCAGGTGGCTGAAGTAGTAATGCGCGAATTTTGAAAACGAAGAGGTAAGCTCTTTAATGCGCTTTTGCTTCTGGCGCAGTGTTTCGTGAACAGATGGTGCCGCACGTTGTATGCTCAACTTCTCATCGAGCCACTGCTGATACTCTCTTTTTGCTTTTACCGAGAGATCGCTCATATCATCTTGCGTTTTTCGTTCAGGTAGGCTTCAATGAATTCCACCAGTTCCTGAGCCAATTCAAGATTCTCAGCTTTCAGCCATTGCGAAAACTCCCTCAGCACTTTAATCATGGCACTCCATTCCAGTTCCTTTGCCTTCACTGTAGTGAATAGCTTTTGCAGAGCATCAATATCTCCTTTGCTTATGAGCTTTGTGGCACCCTCTTTCTGGTACTCATCCTTAATGTTCTTGAGAGCAGTCAGCTGGTAGTTTATCAATTCCCACACTCCCTCTTCGGCAGTCTGCTTTTCAATAAGCGTTCGGCTCTTCTGCATCTCCCAGTTATCGTCCTGCTTCCATTTACAGATTGTCTTTTCAGACCTGCGCAGGGTTCGGGCAATTTCTTTTTGTGCCCAGCCGTCGGTGTACAGAATGCGTGCGGCATCTCTTTCCTTCATAATTCAACAGGTTTTGCCCGCAAGGTGCCTCGGAATGCCCGTTAATTCAGGAAATACTCCAAGGGCTGGACTAATTCGTCCAGACCTTGGATTGTGGTTATGGATCTGCCCGGCAATAGCTCACATTTGTATCTCAACAATGCCCGGAATACGAGCACGAACAATTGAACTTATAAGCCTATGCAACTGAAAACACGCCATATCATTGCCCGCGACCGAAAGCAGATAACTTTCCTGCTGTATGGGCTTATTGGCGAAAAGATAGACGGCGATTACTTTGCCCAGGAACTTATGTATGCCGAGAAGGAGTACGATGAGATTGTTATTCGCATCAATAGCGATGGTGGTTCTGTCAATCAGGGCCTCAGCATTGTGAGTGCAATGATGAGTTCCAAAGCTTTTATCATAGTTCAGGTGGATGGTGTGGCCGCCAGCATGGCCGCCACCCTCCTCCCCGCCGCCGACTTTGTGCGCATGAACGACTACGCACGCATTATGATCCACTCTCCCTACTACGAAGACGAAGAAGGTAACAAGGTGCAAAACCTGAGCGCTAAGGATAAGAAGTCCCTGGAGTCGCTGAAGGGCATTATGGTTACTCTGCTGAGTAAACGTGGTAAGAGCGAGGATGACATTAAGAAGCTCCTGAGAACAGACACCTGGTTTGATGCCAAAGAGGCCATTGAGGCAGGACTTGTTGATGAAGTTGTAACTACGGGTAAAAAAGAGTTGGCAGCCATGGCCCCTAAAAAGCTTGTGGCAAAGCTAAACGATGATGAATACCAACCAAAAAAAGCAAAACCAATGAAGAAAGTTATTGCAAGACTGGGCCTGCCGGAAGACAGCAATGAGGAGGCCGTATTGAAAGCCATGGATAAGCGCGAACAGCAGCTTGTTGATCGTCATATCGAAATGGCTAAGGATGTCATTACCGATGACAA